GTTCAGCGACTTCCGGGTTCTGGCCGAGGTGATGCAAAACCTTGTGGCCGGCATCCATCGCCGTGACGGCTTCGAGAAACTCGGGCGATGCGCCGCCGAGCATCTGGAACGTCCGCAGCGACGAATCCCACTCGTTGCCGAACTCGCCTTTGCCGGCGTCGAACACCTTGTTGCAGGCGTCGTCGAACTTTTCCTGCTGGATGAGGCGCTTCGCTTCGGCCCGGATCTCGTCGGCGGTCATCTGCCGTTGCTGGGGCTGCTGCGAGTTGTCAGCGGGCTGCTGGTACTGCCGCAACTGCTGCTCAAGCGCTTCACGCTGCCGCTTTTCCTCGTGTTTCTCCCGCGTGAGCTGGTCGATTCGGCGTTGAACCCAATCGTTCTTGGGCTTTTCCTGCTGCGTCTGCTCGACTGCTTCCGTGGTTTGCCCGGCGCCCGGTTCCGTGCTGTTTTCAGCGGGCTGTTGCGCCTGTTCCGTGGAGGCCGTAGGCGTGACGTTCTCAACTGCGGGTACTTCGTCTTGATCGGGAGGCATGGACGTGTCCAAGGATTGAGCCCGGTGATGCCGCGCCGGTACGGAATGCAAAAAGGCCCACTCCTTTCGGAAACGGGCCTTCTGGAAAGCTGTATTGCTGGGTCTTAGCGCTGGCCGCCGATGATGTAGGTCTCGGTCGCCGGCACGATCGCGCCTGCGGTCGTGTTCACGTACTGAATCGCCAGCGTGTTCGCCGCCGAGACGCGCACATTGCCAATGGACAGGCCGGCTTGCGTCGACGGCTTGTTGATGTCGACCGAGTCGCCGACCAGCAGACCCGGCACCGTGAACGTCTGCTCGGCAGCACTATTGGCAGCGACCGATGCGGGCGCAAGCGTCTGGCGGATGATGAAAAGTGCGCTGACGGGCGTCAGGTTCGACGCGTCCTGGAGAATTCCGATATAGCCGGGCATTTAGGCCCCCTGTAGAGGTTGAGCGGGCGTTAAAAAGCCCGCGCTCGGCGGGCTGGAGGGTTGCTGCTGTTGCTGCGATGGATCGGGCGGCGCATCCGGTGAGCCGGTCTGCATCATCTGCATTACGACTTGCGTTGCGACATGCGCGACGACATGCGGGTCGAGTGGCTGTCCGAGAGCCTGCAAGCGTTTCGTCTCGGCGTCGTATGCCTTGATGCGCAGCTCGTCAGATTCCTTGCCCTGCTGCGCTTCCTGAAGCATGGCCGACTGATGTTCGATCATCTGGCCCATCTGCTTCATCTTGTCTTCCATGTCCTGTTCGGCTGGCGTCGGACCTTCGCCAAGGATCGCAGCCGGGATCGTGCGGTGAAGACGCTCGGCAACCTCATCGGCCATCGGGAAGTCCGCAGCCTTGAACAGCAGGTCGCCGGCCACCTTCATCAGTTCCTGATCCTGCGACATGATCTGTGTGAGCGCATGGAATGCTTCCTGCCGGCGCGTCTCGTAGTTCGGGCCGACCTCGACCGTCACGTCATAACGGCCAATGCCGGGGTTGTAGATCAGTTGCGCGGCCTGCTCTGCGCTCAGCTTCGAGTTATCGGCCGGCGCCTGCTGCGCGTTGCCCTGCTGGTCGCCCACTGCATGCGGCTGATCAGTATCGAGCTGCGCGAAGTCTTCCGAGCCATCCTCTCCGACGATCCGAACGACACGCTGTTTGTCGTACACCTTCGGTATCAGGTCGACCATGATCCGGCCGGTGTAGCGGATCGCCCGGGCGACGTTGTCGATGAAGTGATACGTGGCCTTGTCGCCCTGGCGTTGCCGCGCGGCGATGGCTACACCAGCATCAGCATTCGACGGTGCGCCGAACTGCTCCTGATACTGGCCGCTGGTCATCATCAGTTCCTGCTGGGCCGTCTGCATGGCTTGCAGGTACGCAGATGCGCCCACAGGGGGTTGCTCGCGCTGCGGACGGGGAATTTCATTACCCTGCTCATCGCGGCTGTTGTACGGCAGAATCGCCTTGTTATCCTTGTTCGCGTTCGCCCACTCGTCCTCATAGCCTTCGATGGCTTCGGCCGGCGCGACATACGGCGTCTTGGTCTGCAACGCGATGTATTCGACGTTGGCCGAGGTCATGTAGTTGTACATGCGCTGGCCGTCTTTCATGTTGCGCGTGTGGCCCTTGCGCTCGACCTTACCGTTGATGACGATTTCCTCGCCCACCACGCGCACGATCGGCAGATAGCGGCCCGGCCATTCCTTGCGGTCGATGATCTTGTCACCGGCAATCTTGCACCACTTGAAGTGCGGTTCGGTGATCTCGCGCTTCTTCACGCTTTCGTCAGAGAGCAGTGCCTTACGCTCATCGGGATCTTCCACCGCGGACAGCTTCATCGGCCCTTGCGTCGGGTGATTGATGAGCATGTCCTTTTTCTCGGCGCGGTAGAAGTACTCGCACACGCGCACGTGATCCTTCTCAAGCCACGGATCGCCGGTCGCTTCCATCGGGAACGTGACGCTCGCCGGGTCTTCCTCCGGATACTGCGCTTCGTATTCTTCCTTCGGCACATCCTCAAAGACAAAGCCGAACTTCGCGTCAGCACCATCGGCGGACTGAATATCCGGATCCAGATAGACGCACAGCGGATCTTTCACGCGCCGGATGAATATTTCCTGTTCGAATGAGCCGTCGTGCGCATAGTCGGTGATGACGCGCCAGTAGCCGAGACCGCCCTGCACCGCGAATTCGGTCGCCGTGTCATAGGCGATCTCGGCGTGCGAGTTGTATTCGACGTGGCGCATGATGCCGTCAAGAATCTTGGCGATCTGGACATCGGCTTGACCATCTACAGGAAGCGTCTTGATGCTCGGCTTGTTCTGCTTCGCATCGTTGATGATCTGGAGATTGTGCTGGCGGACCTTGTTGATCGTCAGGCACGGGCGCGCGTCGCCGTCACGCGACTGGCGGATACGGTCCGGCCATTGCCAGTTGTTGTCCGGATCGCCGTTGGCGAATTTCATATCCTCGACGAACAACTTTCGGAACTCGCTCTCGGCGTCCTCGCAACGGGCAAAGCGCTCCTTGGCTTCCTTGACGATCGGGTCCAGCCCGCTCGATTCAGCGTCGTCGGATTTGCGTTTGCGTGCCATTGATCAGCCCATCCAGGCGCCAGCACCATGCACGGTGCGGCGGATTGTCGGTTTGTTCAGCTTCGGAGCCTTCCCAGCACGTCGGGCGCCCTCGCAGGCATAGCGCAGCGCGTCGATCACGTGGTTGTCCTTATCTTCGAGAATTGGCAGGATCGCCCCGGTTAGCGGGTCTTCCTTGTACTTGTAGAGCGCCAGTTCGTCGATCAGGTGCTTGCAGCGCGGGTGCACGATGATGTCGAACGACTTCAGGAATTCGACGCCTTCCTCAAGCGATTTCGCGCCCTTGATGGCCGCGCGGATCTTCGGGAAACCGTTTTTCTGCATGTGGCTGATCGTCTCGGGCCGCGCGGAGTCGGCCGTGATCGGCCATTTCTCGGCGTCCGGCACGCTCATGAACAGCTCGGGCAGGTTCACGATCTCGCAGCCGACCTGATACGCCTCGTAATCGACATACAGGCGGTTTCCCTCGATGTCAGAGCGGATCAGCACGGACGGATCGACCGAGAAACCCCAATCGGCGCCCAGCCGGTGAATCGTGCCCGCCGGCCGCTCGAATTCCTCGACGCGCCAGTTGCGGAACACGCGCGCTTCGCTGTTCTGCTGGTAGGCGCCGAGCCAGATATGCGCGTACTTGTCCGGGTCGCGCTGCTTGTCGTATTCCATTTCGTCGACAAGCTCTTGCGGGAACCATGGGTTGTCACTGAAATTGGCCTCGACCACCTGTGCACCGGGCGGCGGATTATCGCCACGCAGCAGCACGTCGATCGGATCGGTGGCGAAGCGCGGATTCCAGCCGAACCACAGCTCACTGCCGGGCGCGCGGATCGTCGGGCGCAACAGATCAAGACTGCGCTGGCTGGCCGACTGCGCTTCCTCAAACCATGCGATGCGGAACCCTTCGAGCGACTTGATGGAGTCGCTCGTATGGTCCTGCATGCCCTGAAAAATGATGACGCCGCCCTGTTTCGCGTTGATCTGCGAGTCGAGAACGTCGAAGTAGTAGCCCGCATTCAGGCTCTCGATCTTGCTCTCTATGAGCTTCTTGACCGAGAACTTCAGCGACTTCTGGATCTCGCGCAGGCAGACCGCGTCGGTGCGCTGCCGGATGCATTCCTCGACCAGCAGCTCGGCGAAGAAATGGGACTTGCCGGAACCGCGACCACCGAATGCGCCCTTGTAACGCGCAGGCTGAAGCAGCGGGAGATAGACCCGCGGCGTCTCGATGGTGAGCGTGGTCACTGCGCTTTCGGATCGATGATCTTGCGCTCGACGGCCTGGTATTGCACCGGGCCGCCGTCTTCGCCGACCAGCTCGTTGGTGACCTTGTCGCCGTATTCCTTCCGGTTGCGCCGAGCAAGCGTCCATTCCCGCGCTTCCATGCGCACCTTGGCGCGCCTCGGATCGGGATCGGTGTCGGCGATGTAGACGATATCGTCAAAGATCGCCTTCTCGCCCTCGCGATAGGCCGCGTCGTACTGCGCTTTAAGCTCGGGCGTCCGGTTGCACCATTCCCGGAACGTACACCGCGCCGGCATGCCCTTCAGTTCGCAGATTTCACGCACGCTCTTGCCGTCCGCGATCATGTCGCAGATCCGGTCGAAGAGCGCTTGCGTGAAAGTGGATGCGACCATGGCGTTACAGCACCGCCCGAATATGCCCGACGATCGCCTCGAACTCACCGAGCGCGACCCGTTCTGCGTTCGCCAGCTTCGCGCGGAAGGCGGCGATCTTCGCTTCGAGCAGCATCAGATGCGAATCGCGCGGGAGCGGTGCAGCGACTTCGGCAACCGGAGCGACAGCGTCCGGCGCATCGATCACAGGCGCGTCAACCACTGGCGCAGCGTTGAGCAGCACGTTGCCCGTACTGGCAGGCGTAGCAGCACCAGCGAGCGGCGTGGCGGCAGCGTTTGGGAGTTCAGCCGATGAGGGCGCGGACGTAGTGCTCGTCATAGAAGCTGGCGACGATTGCAGAGACTCCCCCGCGTTGGCACCGCCAGCCCCCTCAGCAGTAGCAGATTCCGTCACAGATGCCGCCGCAACCGCAGGCGCGTTTCCCGGCGCATTCATCGCGGCGAGAGCTGCGGCTCGTTGCTCAGGGGTATGGTCAGCATCGGGAACCGGCGCATCCGGATGGATCAGATGCTCGACCTTCGCCTCAAGCGTATGGATGGTCTCCATCGCACACTCAAGCATGCTCGGCTCGGTGCTGCTCGGCGCCGCATCTGCGGCAATCTGCGCTGCTGCCTGGGCTACGGGATCTGACATGGTTCACTCCAAGGATTGAGGGTTGCTGCGGCCCGCGTCGTGCAGAGTTCCGGCGAGCCGGCGGAGACCCACGACTTCCAGAACGTCCGAGGCTGCCGCGGTTAGCGCACTCACGGCTTGCGGAAGGCGGAAATGAAAAAGCCCCGCGCGGTCGGTAACCGGCGGGGCTTCGGGAAATTTTAGGGGCAACTTGCCCAACTGGTGCGCATCATAGAACACTTTCTACGGGTTTACAAGCGCTCCGTTCCACCAACCCAGCCGCGACCATCATCGGACAGAGGATCGCCTTGGCGCGCGCGTATTCGTCGTCCTGATTGCCCTCGACGCGCACGCATGACCAGACGGTGAAGCCGTCCGAGAAGTTGCGGCACGCCGTGTTGACCGCGACGCGCGCGCGCAGATCGAGCTTGAGAATCATCGGCTCGACGACCTTGCCGACCGCCTTCTTACGCTGCCACTCGACCTCGGCATCTAGGTCCTCATACTCCATCCATTGCCGCGAGGTGCGGAACTGGGCGCACGTGCTGTCGAAGGCAGAATAGTCGGTGCCGGGGTTGTAGCCCTGCGACCACTCAAACCAATCGAGCAGCAGTTCGTCGATCTTGTCCATGTCATTCCCCCGATGTTCGTGCTGTTGCTCAG